AGGTGTTGCACTACATTTACCAGAACCCGTATGTGAGCGTTGAGGACATCTATGCTTACGCGATGGACATCATTCGCTCGAACAACCGATTCGGCGGCGTCTATCCGTCCGACCGGTTCTTGCCGATCATCGACCTGTACAAACTTTGGCACATGGACAACCGCGCCAAGAGCACATCGTTGAAGGCATTGCAGGTCAGCATGCGTTCCGAGTCGGTGATGGAAATGCCGTTACCGTTCGACCAGCCTTTGACCAGGGCGCAGATTGACCAGTACCTCGTTCCGTACAATCGCCACGACGTCGCGGAGACGAAAAAGTTCGCGCACATTTCAATGGACGCGATCAAGTTCCGCATCGGGCTTATGGACACGCTGAAAGGCGACGTGCCGAATTGGAACGACACCAAGATCGGCTCCAAGATCCTCGAACAGCGGCTCGGCATTGACAAATACGCCGGCACGACACGCCGCGACACCATCCCGCTCAACGACATCATTTTCCCATACATCCGGTTCGACCATCCCGAGTTCAACCGCATCTTGAACTGGATGCGCGGGCAGACGCTCGCCGCGGATGAACTGACTGAGTCCATTCAAACCAAGGGCGTATTTACCGGAGTCAAGGCGACGGTCGGAGGCCTCGATTTCCATTTCGGCACGGGCGGAATTCACGGATCAGTCAGCGCGCAGCGGTTCGTCGAGGACGACCGCATCATTTGCGACATTGACGTCGCGGCGCTGTACCCGTCAATCGCCATCGTGAACGGGCTTTATCCCGAGCACCTGGGGACGCGGTTCGTCGAGGAGTACGCGAAGTTGCCCATAGAGCGCGGTAAGTACGCCAAGGGCACGGTGCAAAATGCCGCGTTCAAACTCGCCGCGAACGGCACCTACGGCAACAGTAATAACCAATTCTCGGTGTTCTACGATTCGAAATTCACGATGTCTATTACGATCAATGGACAGCTCCTATTGTGCATGCTGGCGGAACGGCTGTTGAAAGTACCAAGCCTGGAAATACTGCAAGCGAATACGGACGGCATCACCTATCGCATTCACCGCGTCATGGCACCGGTTGCGGAGAGGGTGCGATCGGAGTGGGAAGCGCAAACTCGCCTAAAGTTGGAGGAGGTGCGTTATCGTCGCATGTGGCTGCGGGACGTAAATTCATACGTGGCCGAGAAGCACGACGGCTCGCTCAAACTAAAAGGGGCTTTTTGGTTTCCGAATAAGTTCCCCGACGATATCACGAACGCCAGCCCGCCGGCGTGGCACAAGGACTTTTCCAACGTCGTCGCCACGAAGGCCGCAGTCGACCACATGGTCAACGGCACCGACATCGAGCGGTTTATTTATAGCCACCGCGACCCGTTCGACTTCATGCTGCGCGCCAAGGTGGACCGCTCGTCGCGGCTGGAGTTGGGCGGGCGCGAGATGCAACGGATCATGCGCTATTACGTGGCGGTGAACGGCGCGGAGCTGAAAAAGATCAGCCCGCCGGTCAAGGGCGCGCGGGTTGGGGATTGGAAACGGCGCAACGGTATCAGTGACGGGGAGTATGCGCGGGTGCTCGCGGAGGTGGGACCGGGCGTATGGGACGCTAGGATCCACACGGCGAACAAGAGCAAGTACGTCATCCGCGAAATGGCCATCGAGTCCGGGTTCAAGGTTGCGAATTGCTCGGTGGCTCGTGATTTTGACTTTAGCAACGTCGATTATGCTTGGTACGTTGACCAGGCCAAGCGCCTCGTTATAGGTTGACAATGCGCTTATACAAGCGTACTATGCGTATATTATGCCGCGCCGAACTAACCCTCTCCCCACTACCATTTATTGGCTTTACGACGTTCGACCCGAGACGCTGGCCCAATGTCCAGAGGGGCGTCCGTTCTACTGCGGAAAGACCGTTCAGGATACGAAGCGCCGATTCGAGGCGCACAGACACAATGCCCGTAAATATCCTGACCGAGCAATATCACGAAAAATAAACGAGTGCGGAGACCTGATCCGCATCCACGTGGTTGAAGTTGTTCCGGCAGATGGCGATTGGATCGCGCGTGAAAGGTTTTGGATACGGGTACTGCGCATCTTGAGTCATAGCGAACCCGTGAACGTGTCGGATGGTGGCGCGGGACCGACGGGCTTGGTCCACACTCCAGAATCACGCGCAAAGATGAGCGCGTCCAAAATGGGAACGGTGCTGTCGGACGAGCATCGAGCCAAGATAGGAGCGGCGCACAAGGGAAAGTTCGTCTCAGATGAAACCCGTGCGCGAATTGGTCGCGCTAGTGCGAATCGATCACCGGAGACACTGGCGAAACTCAGTGCATGGCAGATAGGTAGAAAACTGTCTGCCGAGCATCGCGCCAAGGTTAGCGCAGCGATGAAAGGCCGATTCGTCTCAGCGGAAACTCGCGTAAAAATGTCGATTGCGTCCAAGAATCGTTCCCCGGAGGCGCGCGCCAGACAGAGCGAAAGGATGAAGGGGAGGGTATTCTCCCCCGAAACCATAGCCAAAATGAGTGCGGCACAAAGTCGGCGGTATCAGAGATTACGAGAGGCTAATGCCCGCGCCTAGCGAGTTCCAAATCCAGCGCGCAGTGGTCATTTGGGCCGAAGGCATCTTCCGCAAAACCGAGCAGCGATGGAGTCCTGAACCGGCGCTCTTGCCGACCGTGGTCATGTGGCACACGCCGAACAATGGGCGCCGCGGGCAAGACGGCGCGCTGGAAGGCAAGTTCCTCAAAGAAATGGGCGTCAAGCCAGGCATTCCCGATCTGTTTTTTCTCCACGGCGGATTGTTCGGCTTGGAACTGAAAAAGGCGGACGGCTCGCTCTCCAAGGACCAGCGCAATTTGCACCCCCGCCTGGTCGCCGCCGGGGCGCGGGTGGCCACGGCCTATTCGCTCGACGAGGCCAAGCAAATTGTCCGCGGTTGGGGGTTGACAATACACGGCCGGTGAGTAGTATCGGCGCATGAACCGCGACCCACTCCACGCCCGCATCGCCAGTCTGCAAGACGAACTGGCCAAGGCGCACGCCCTGATTTCCGAGATGCGGATGGATCGCACGCGGGACGTTCACGAACTCTACGGCGTGGCGGACCTGACGAAGCGCGAGGCCGAGATCGTATCGGCCATCGCCAAGCACCGCCGCATCACGCACGACCGGCTGTTCTCGATCCTCTACGCGGATTCGGACACGACCGTCGGGATGAACACGGTGCAGGTCCAGATGGTCGCCATCCGCCGCAAGCTCGCGCCGCACGGCATCGCGATTAAGACACTTTGGAAAGTCGGTTACGAAATGGCCGCGGACGACGTGGCCAAACTGAGGGATTTAGCAGCATGATCTTCCCCTATCGCGTTCGCCACGATGTTGTCTTGCGCGCCTTGGTCGCCGTCTGCGTGCTCGTGGCGACTGTCATTGCGCTGTCCATGAGTGGTGCTTATGCAAGCCCGATCGAGTGCGGGCGGTTCGGGTGTCACGAGACGCGCCTGGTAGCGCCTGCCAAGCACCACGCCCGGCACCGCGTCCACCGGCCAACAAGGGACGCCAACGGCAACATTGCGGACAGCCGCTACTGCCACCCCGAGACTGCTGCCGGTCGCATCACGATCGCCTGTGACCTTGCCGACAAGATGCAAGGTTTCATCCGTGACGTGGTGGCGCGCGGCTTCAAAGGGCCGGTGCATTGCCTGTCCTATTCGCACAGCCATGTGGCGCACAGCCTGCACTTCGTCGGCGAGGCGTGCGACTTCGCGCAGCGTGGATGGGGAAAAACGGTGCGGGTGATGTACCACGTTCGGGACTTGGTGGCGAAGTGGGGCTTGCGCGACGGCTGCACCTTTCGGGACTGCGGGCATATTGATAGTGGTCGGTCGGTCGGTCGGGTTCGGATGGTGCGGCGGTGAGGCTCTACCAAGGCGATTGCCTCGACGTGATGCGCTCGCTTCCGGCGGGGTCGGTGGACCTGACCGTGACCAGTCCGCCTTACGACAATCTGCGGACGTACAACGGGTCGTTGAACGATTGGAACGCCGCCAAGTGGCAAGCGATCATTGCAGAATTGTACCGCATCACGACGGACGGCGGAGTGGTCGTTTGGGTGGTCGGAGACGCGACGGTCAACGGTAGCGAAACGGGCACCAGTTTCCGGCAGGCGCTTCATGCGATGGAGTGCGGGTTCAATCTCCACGACACAATGATTTATCACAAAGAAGGTCCGCCGCTCTCACACAATCGGTACGAACAAAAGTTTGAGTTTATGTTCATATGGTCAAAAGGTCGCCCCAACTCTTTCAATGGTATTCGTGAGGCTAGTCTACACGCCGGGAAGAAGCGAACCGGTTCGATGCGCCAAGATGGCGACGATCTTTCAACGAGAAACATCGGCGGAATCGTCGCGGATGATAAACTGCGCGGGAATGTGTGGCTGATTTCGTGCCAGAATGGCGGGACAAATTACAAAGCCGCGCACGTCCATCCAGCCATCTACCCTGAACAACTCGCACATGACCACATCGTCTCGTGGTCGAATCCAGGCGACGTTGTGTTCGACCCTTTCCTTGGCAGCGGCACCACTGGAGTCGCCGCCAAGCGCACCGGCCGCGACTTCATCGGCATCGAGCGCGACCGCGACTACTTTGCACTCGCCCTGGACCGCATCGCCCGCGAGCCGTGGCCCGGTCAGGCCCGGTGGGAGCAATTGCGGGCGCGGTTACAGGTGGCAGCGTGACCGACACCCTTGGATATGCGCCCCGCGGTCTGTCTCGTGACGAGGCGGCGCGCTATGTCGGCGTCGGCGCCACTAAGTTTGACGAGATGGTGAAGGATGGCCGCATGCCGCGGCCGAAACGCATTGACGGGCGTGTCGTTTGGGACCGCCTGCGCATCGAGGCGGCGTTCTCTGACCTGCCCGACGAGATGAAGGTCAACCCGCTGGACCGCATGCTTGCCGCGTCGTAACATGGCGCACAATGGGCGGAGATCATCCCTACGCTGGCTCTTACGAAGATCGCCACGGTAAACGCCGCTGGCGATTTCGCCGCGCGAGTAAAACCGTTCAACTGCCGGGAGCACCTGGCCAGCCTGAGTTCGAGGCGGCATACGCCGCCGCGCTCGCCGGCAAGCCGATTCAAAAGGCACAGGTCCGCCGCCTACCGACCGCCGCCTCACCCAAGTCGTTGCGCGCCGCGTGGCGCATTCTCCGCACCGACACGCCTGAATGGAAGCAACTCGGTTCGGCCATCAAAACATCGCAGACGGCCATAGCCGAAAAATTCTTGACCATGACCTTCGCCGACGACGACCCGACCGTGTTCGGCGACGTCGCCGTGGCCGATCTGCAGCGTCGGCACATCAAGGCTATCCTGGCCCGTAAATCCGACACGCCGCACGCTGCGGCACATCTCCTGCGCGTCATCCGCAAATTAATCGGCGTGGCGCTTGACCAGGGATGGATCGAGTTCGACCCGACGCACCGGCTAAAATTCCGCCCCGAGTACAAGGGCTGGAAAGCGTGGTCGGCGGAACACCGGACCAAGTTCGAAAAGCACTGGCCGGTCGGCTCTACGCCGCGCCTTGTTTACGCGCTGGCGCTCTACTTTGGGCACCGCCGATCGGACATCGTGAAAGTGCGGTGGGCGGACATCGAGACGGCTGGCACCAACGTCGTCCAGAAGAAAACCGACAAGGCGCTTTGGATCCCGGTGCTCGCCGACCTTCAGCGGGTGTTCGACGCGACGCCCCGGCAAAGCGAGTTCGTCCTCATCACTCAATATGGCCAGCCATTCAGCGCCAAGGCGCTCGGGATGCGAATGCAGCGATGGACGCACCTTGCGGGCCTCCCGGCGGGATGCACGCTCCACGGCCTCCGTAAGACGCTTGGCAAGATGTTGGCGGAGAGCGGCGCCAGCACCCGCGAGATCATGGCTATCCTTGGTCACGACGACATCGCGCACGCGGAACTCTACACGCGCGAGGCCGAACAGAAATTGCTCGCCACTGCCGGCATGGAAAAGCTGGCTAACCGCCGTGGCTAACCCGACTGGCTAACCCGACTGGCTAACCGCTAAATAAGTTATTGATTTCTAACGACCATGCTACTCCCCTAGGGAGCGCCAGCCCATAGCAAAATCAATTGGTTAACTCGGCGGTTCGCCGCGCTCGTTTCCCGTAGGTTCTCGTAGCGTCGGGCTAACCGCCGCCGCCCCTAAAACTCCTCCCAGATAATTCCACGGCTATTTCCCGAAAATGTGAAGTGCACGCCCTCGCGTTCGTAGTATCCTTGCAGGCGTGCGCGCAGGTCGAGACTCGCCTGTCCTTCCTCGACGCGCCGGATAGAACTGTCTGAAACGCCCGATCGGTCGGCGAGCCGCCGCACCGAGAGCGACAGTACCGCACGCGCCGCACGCGCCTGGCGCGGCGACATCG